CGATCCTCATCGGTCACGGCGCGGGCGAAGGCGTATTCCTTGACCGCGAGATTCACGAAATCTACCGGGAATCCGCCGCGCACGGCCCTGGCCCCGGGAGCCCGGATTCCCGCCTCGTCGCGGAACCAGGCGCCCTTGAGGTACTTGGCGATCTTGGCGTCCGCCGGCACGTTGTCGATGATCGGGAAGAGCCGATCGGCGATATAGTTGCGGTTGCGGTAGGCGACACTGACGTCCCGCAGGGGACCGGTCACCAGCAGCGATCTCACATCCGGTTGAGGCATGGCTGTTCCTCCTTATGCGTCATTGAGCGTCGGGTTACGACGCCGCGTTCACCTGGTGTACGGCCCCGGAGAGCAGAATCTCGCCCAGTTCCCCGTCCCCTCCGCCCTTGAGGCAGCGGCCGACGGCCAGGTCGAGGGCCACATCGGCGTCCATTCCGTTGCCCGCATCGGCGGCGCTCACGTACTCGAGCTTGATCCATTCGTTTTCGGCCACGGTTTCACCGAACCGGATCTTGCTGATCCCGATCACCCGCACCGACGCGGCCTCACCCGAACCGGGAGCATTCTGCAGAACGCCCAGGGCTATTTCGGTGCCGCTGTCCGGGCGGCGCACCTGGCCGCTGGCCAATACCACGAATCGGTACTGGTCATTGCTGAGGTCCTCGGCCGCCGGGTAACTGATATCCAGAATTCCATTTTCGGTCGCCATCATTTTCCTCCTCGCGCTTATCGCGCCTTATTTCAGCGAGTCTGCGTACTCGCGGGCCAGTTCGGGGTTTTCACGCTGCGCCTCGATGAACGCCTGGGAGTAGCCGAGCTCCGGGTGCGCCTCCATCTTCTTGCGCGTGAGCAGGTTCAGCTTCTCGCCGGCGCCGCCCTTGCCGGGGTCCTTGTCATTGCCGGCGAATTCGCCGAGGTTGACCAGGGGGGGCAGGCCGGGCAGGAACTTGTCGAGCAGCCAGGCGCTCGGGGTGAGCTTGACCTTACCCTCGCCGTCGGCGAATTCGATGGCGGCCTCATCCTGCCAGGGCAGCGCGGCCGCGAACTCGGCCAGCCCCGCCTTGATCCAGCCCGGCAGGACCTTGCCGGCCTTGACCAGGCTGTCGATCTTCGCCTGGACCTGGCCCTGGTGGGTCTTGGTCTGCGCCTCGATTTCCAATTTTCTCATTTTGTCTGCAAATTCGAGCTCGACCTTGTCGCGCTCGGCCTTGGCCGCCGCTTCCGCCGCGGCCTTTTCACGGGCCGTGACGTCGGCCTCGCTGAATTGCGCCGGGGGCGGATCGTTCCGCGCCGGCTGAGCCACCACCACCTGCGTCGTGCCGGCCTCCGGGATCTCGTCCACGGCCTGGCCGAACAGACTCTTGACCTTGTCTTTCCAACTCATGGTTTCCTCCTCGAATTGGAGCGTTACCGATTCCTTGCCGTCGGCAAGACCAATATCGGCGAGCGCCTTGATGGCCGGGGGCAGGGCCCCGAGAAAGCCCACGTGGCGCAGATACAACCCGCGACCGTCGAGGTCGGGGTACAGGGAGGCGGATCGCTTCTTGAACAGGTTCTGCCGCAGCGCCTCCACGAACTGCGGCACCAGGTCGAGGGTGGCGAGCAGCCGTCCGCCAGAGGCGGCCAGATTCTTCACCCACCCGTAGGCCGGCCCGTTGTCGGCCGGGTGGCCGATCACCACCGGCGCCTCGTGATAGGCCGGGTCGTACTCGTCGGCGAGATGGCGCAGATCCTGGTCGGTGATGGTCACCCGCGCCCCGCTCATGGCCGTGTGCGTGCCGGTCCGCAGGATCTCGACGCCATCGACCAGCTCGCCCATGTTCTCCGGCTTCCGCTTGCGCGTCCACACGCCGTCTTCGCCGCGGTCCCACCCTTTTTTCACCGCGCCCCAGGCCTGAGCCCGGGCTGCGTCATCGTCCGCCCCGCCGGCGGCGGCCTCGTTGAACACCGCGATCCACTGCCGAACCAAGCCGGCTGGCAGGTTTTTCAGAACATCCGGAGGATTTTCCATCGTGTATGGCATCGTCACCTCCCCAGCTCGCGCCGCAGCCGGTCTCCGATCTCGTCCGGATACCCGGTGAGGTCGGGCCGGTAGGCGGCCAGGCCCTCGGCGCCGACGTTGTAGTCCCAGCCTTCGTCCGGACTACCCTTGACGCCGCCGGTTTCGGGCTTCAGCCCCCGGTCTGCGACATCGTCCGCCGACAAGCTCTTGATGTAGCACCGGCAGCCGAACCCGTTGGGCGGATACCAGGTGTCCCACACCGGGTGGCGGTAATCGTAGACCTTGTTGTGCATGGCGGCGTGGGCCGGGCGCGTGCGGCTGTCCATGATCGCCTTGTATTGCCAATACGGGCGGTCGACGGCGGTTTCGAGCATCTGCTGGTAGCGGCCCACCGCGTAAGCGGTCTGCATGTTGGTGCGGTAGATGTTCTCGACTCGCCAACTGGTCAACCTCTTGCGGATGGTGCCGTCGGGCATCTGGACCTCGGCCTTTTCCCCCTTGGGTGCGAACCATCCCTTGCGCTCGAGCAGCTCCCGCACCGCCTTCTTGAATTCGTGGAGCGACTGCCCGTCGGCGATCGCCCGATCCACCGCCTCTCGCAGGTCCACCAGCACGTCCGCAGCCGTCACCCGGGCCACCGTGAAGGCCCGCGCATGGGCCGCCGCCCATATATCCCGCCAGTCTTCGGGGCTCAGTTCGATCCCCTTGGCCGCTAAATACGCGATCGCCTCGTCGAACGGCAGGCTGAACGGTTGTGCGTCAGGCATCACAATCCTTCACGGGACCGACCACGAATGGACACGAATCGACACGAATGAGGAACGAAGCCACTCTCGATACAGCCACTGTTAGCTCTGGGCTGTTGGCTGTTGGCTCTTGGTCTCTATTCGTGTTCATTCGTGTCCATTCGTGGTCAGACGTCTTTCTGCGCGGCGCCGTAGCCGGTCAGGGCCGATGCGAACATCGCCCGCGCCAGTAGCTCCTGGAAGCGGTCGGCATCGAGCCTCGGATACGCCGCATAGAGCAGCTCGCCGATATCTTCGAGGCTCTCGGCCTGCTCGATCGCCGCCAACAGAGGTTGCAACATTTTTTGGAGCACGTCCCCGGCCGCATCGATCGCCCCGTCACCGAGCCGGTCCAATTCGATCTGGCCGATCACCGCGGCCGCTGCCCGCCTGGCCGGCTCCGCCAGCGCCAGGTCCTGCCTGTCGTCGGCGGGGATACCCCCACCCCCTAGCGCTTCCAGGTTGCGAGGGATCTCCTCGCCCCCGGGCACGGGTGGCAGTCCCAGGTAGGCGCGGATCTCGTTGCGGGTCGCGACCCCGTATCTGAGGTGGTACTCATAGAGCTTTGAGGCTTCCGCCGATGGACTCACCATATCCTCTTCGCCCTCAGGCTCCGGTATCCCGTAGGTGTCGTAAAAATATCGCTTCGGGATAGGGATGACCTCGGCCAGGATCTTGTCGCGCTCGGCCAGGGGCTTCAAGTCTTCTTCCGGGTCCGTGCGTCGCCAGACGCGCGGGTAGGTGCGCCGCCCCGCCGCCGGGGGGGGGAAGTTGTAGTCCACCAACCAGCGCACGAGGGAGCGGTTGATGCACTCGCACATCCTGTCCGCATCGGCCTTCAAGAGATCGAGCCTCACATCGTTATGGACCTTGCCCAGCGAATAGCTGCCGGAATCGCCGGGTTCGGTGGTGAGGGTCTGGCCCAGGAAGATCTTGGCGATCGCCCGGTCCATGTACTCGCACAGCGGCTCGTAGGTGTTGTCGCCGGCTCGCTTGGCTTCCAGCAGCTCGATGACCATCGAATCCGGGATGCGGATTCCGGTCTGCTGCTGGATGGCGTTGAGTGCGGTGAGCAGGGTGGCCTTGTCGGGTTCGCTGGTGCCGGCCGGATATTTGCCGACCGCGGTCGGGCTGCCGAACTTTTCCGCGAACACGACCCAGAACTTGACGCCGTTCTTCTTGAACCACACGGGCCAGTAGGCATGATAGCCGAGGCCGCGCCCGTACGGGTTCCAGTCGTGGCCGCCGAAGGACCACACCACGAACTTGCGGTCCGGGACCGGCTCGCCGTCGAAGGTGGATGTGGGGGTCAGCAGCCTCAGTGCCCCGGCCTTGTCGAACACGAACCGGGACGGCCTGCGACCGCGGAACTCGGCCACCCAGACATCGCCCTCGGAAACGTCCCACATGATCTCGACCGGCTTGTAGCCGCACAAGACGGCATGCATCAGGCAATCGGTCAAGGCGTCGAAGTTGGCGTCCTTGAAGACGGCCTCGATAAAATCCGCTACCTTCTGGTCGGCACGCTTGTCGCTCGCCGGCTCGACCTGCCACTCGCAGGCCTGGAGCGCCAGGCTGCGGGTCTGGAGCATCGAGAACACCTGGCTATCGCGCTCCAGCTCCTCGTAGAGCTTCACGCCCTGGCCCGCGCTCTCGAGCCGCAGCACCGTGTCCGGGTTTTCGAGCCGGGTCGTGTAGCCGTAGAAGAGATCGATGTCCTTTTCTACGGTCGCGACTTCCTGGGTGATCGGTTTATCGGCCATGATCCCTCTCACACCACGAATGCACACGAATCCACACGAATGGGAAGCTCTGCCGCGCTTGGCTTCGGACGGCTCCATTGGCCTTTATTCGTGTCCATTCGTGTCCATTCGTGGTCAAAAGTTTTCGAGTCTCACAAACTCTCGTTCGATCCCCGTGGCCTCGCACTCGATCGGCCCGACCGGGTTGTGCGCGGCGTTGAGCGCCATGAAGCAGGCCCAGGTTCGGTCGGCGTGGCCCTCGGCGTCCGCGTCCGCCACAAAGCGGGGCGTGCCGGTGGGGCCGGTCACCTTCTTGAGCTTGTGCAGGTCCGAGCGCAAGGCCGGGTCTCCCATCGGGATCCGGATTTTACGATCCTCGAAGGCCTGGCGCCCGAGCGTCGCCATGACCAGCTTGTTCGGACCGGTAAAGAGCACGCCCTCGACCCGCGATCCGTAGCGCCGTTGTGCATCCTCGACCGGCTTTTCGCCCATGCCGGTCTGGTCCATGCAGTGGCGCATGATCCGGTAGCGGTCGAACAGATCGTCCCGCAGGGCGTCCTGCTCGGCGAACGGGATGCGCCGGCGCGCGATGATTTCGCGGGTCCACAGCACGTCGCCGACCTCTTCCATGACCCAGAGCACATACAGGTCGTTCCGGGCCGAGATGTCTTCGCCCGAGTAACAGGGGCCCCCCAGGTAGCGCGAGGGGTCGCCTGCCTGCTCGTGCTCGCAGTTGCCGATCAGCTCGTAAGGAAGCCAGGCGCTGGCTTCGTCCAGCCATTTCAGCTCGTATTCCTGCGACCAGGCGTCCTCGTCGTTCAGCGCCCGGCGCAGCTCGTCCACGTCGCGCGGCAGCCCGTCCGCCACCGCCTGGTAGATGTCGGTCGTCTGGCGATACCAGACCGGGTCGTCGCCCGTGACCAGGTCGTAGAACTTGTTGCCCTTGCCGTTGGGGGTCGATACCACCCGCAGCCGGAGCCCCGGCTTGCTCACCACCGGGAACAGGGCCGCCCAGATCTTGCGGCTGTCCAGGTGGAAGGCGAACTCATCCAGGAACACCGATGCCGAAAACCCCCGGGCCGTGTCCGGGTTGGCCGGAAGCGCAGTGATCCGGCTTCCCTTGCTGAACTCCACTTCGAGCGCCCGGTAGGTGGCATCGCCCACCCAGTCGCGCTCGATGCTTTGGATGGCAGCTTCGTATGCCCGGCAGTGCCGCTTGACCCCTTCCTCCATCGCTTCCTTCGCCTGGCGCTCGCCCCGGGACAGGATCACCCATCGCTCGCGCCGGCCTTCCACTTCCGCCTGGACGCACGAGTCC